CAATGGGAAAGTCCGAGCAGTAGCCGATGTTGTGGCGACAGGCTTGGCGCAAGCGGAGAGTCTTCCGGCGGATACGGTTGACTTACTACTCGGCGCTGTTGTTGACAATGCTGGCCCCAGGGGGATTGCTAATCTTGATGTGCGCCTTGGTAAGGACATCGCCGCATTCGCAACCGGGGAATTCGCAAATCAAGACGACTGGCAAGCGATGGCCGGCTTGAAAGTGAGGTGGTGATATGCCGCAAGGTAAAGGTACGTACGGAAGCAAAGTAGGACGACCGAAAAAGGTTAAGCCTAAAAAAGTTAAGCCCAAGAAAAAGAAAAAGTAATGACTGAAAAAAAGAAAAAACAATCCGCAGATGCAGAGCGTGAAGAGCTTCTACGGGCAGCGTATGACCACACCAAGCTTGCGCCGTTGTATCACGGAAAAAAGCAATACGATGGTACGCCACTAAGAGGGCACCCGGGAGCCCGTGTCAAAGATTTTTGGGGGAAATATAAATATGACCGTTCTGCGATCGGCACCCCTGTAGATCCCAAGATTTACGGGCCAGGATACCCCGGCCCAAGCAGATTGACCCGGCTGCCCTACGATGCAAATCACCCGGCCATAGGCTACGATGGGGAGCCAGACTTACGCAGGCTACAATTTAAGGACCGAGCACGGTACATGCTTGATGGTTATAATGATATTAATGAAGACGGCTATTACTATCCTGAGAGACAATTTGTCCCAGGGATGCAGCGAACTCCTGAGCTTAGGTCAGAAGAGTTTTATCCGGCTCCAACAATTAGCCCAAAAGAACAGTTTGAAATGGGGGTTATCCATAGGCTCCTAAAGATGCTCGAAAAAGATAAGAAAAAGTAATGGGTAAAGTCGGCCAATACTTCAGCGCTGAAGAGTTCGCTTGCAACTGCTGCGGAAAAACAAATCCCGCTCAGTCGCTCGTCACTGTTTTAGATAGCGTTCGTAAGGTCGTTGGCCCTCTAAGAATCAACTCATCGTACCGATGCGAGAAGCATAATAAAGCAGTTGGCGGCACATCAAAGAGCTGGCACTTGCCTCGAGATGGCATCGTGTGTGCCGCTGATGTCACTTACGTGGACGCAACTAAAAGACATGGCTCATATATGCTCCGGCTATATATCGAGCTGGAGAACGCAGCCAGGAGGCTAGGCCCTAACTATGGCATCGGGTTGTATGAGAATTTCGTACACTTTGACACCCGGCCAACTAAGCCTGCCAGATGGTTCAAATACAACTGGCCGCGCTAGTTTATGCCCAATACTTCATATGCGGCGGGTATGTTTGTGCCATCGTTTAGCCATGTCTAAATGGCTTCTCCTTTAAGCCATACGCCGAGGGGTCTATGGAAGCCGTCATTCTTATAGCGTAGGCCGAAGCTTCGCTTGGCGACATTCCTTTATCCTTTTGCCCCCGGCAGATTTGCTCATAAATCTCTTGCTGGTCCATGGCCATCGCAGCGGGGATAGGTTTATTGTAATGCTTCCCACCAAAGCCCACGTAATAAGTGTTTTTGTCTGATATGTGCTTCAGGTAAATCGTTAAAGCGACAAGAAAAATTGCTGCTGCCCAAATAGTTAACTCCATCAGGCACCCCCTAAATAAATTGAGTAGCTCATTATAATAAAATCTCCATTTGAATGGACGAGAGAAGCCCCGCCCAAGGTTGTGTAAAAAAATAAAAAGTCTGTTTGAGGGATTTCCTACATTTCACGCTGTTGCGGGCGAGGCCCTTTCTTGTATCATTTGCTTCAGGGCGAGTCCAAGCTCAAGGCCGCCAATCCCAGAAAATAAGCTTCCGATTTTCACGGGGTATATTCTCCATCAGAACCAGGCATATCGCAGAGCCCCCAGAGTTGGCACCCGCGCTCACTTTCATCAGCAGGAAGAAAAAGCTCAAGACCGTATTGATAACCGCCCCGCTCTGTTTGTGCCCACTTAACAACTTTGTCTATCGGCCAACACTCGCCCGTTCCGCCAGTCTTAGCCTGAAAGAAAGCAGGCTTGCCAATGCCACGGCTCTCAAATGTCTCACCGTTTTCCGCTAACCGCTGCGCCGCTTTCTCTGCAACCTTTTCCTCTAGTGTCCTAATTTGGACAATTCTATCAGGGTCCGTTTTTGCGACTGCAAGAATCTCGCTTTTCTTTGACATAATACAAGGCCAGCAGCCCACCCTCTCGGATGGGTATTTGTCTTTGAGGTACAACGGACAAGGGCGTAAGTTGTTGCGCTTGTGAATGTCGATTACGTCCTGAACCACCCACGTAATCAAAGGCCGCCAAGTGTCGCAAAGATTTTTCCCCAAAATAGAACCAGGTTCCCATCTATCCATTTTGCTGCGGGCCTTACTCTCGGCTGCCCGAATCCCGACCGCGTTAATCGGCAAAGGGTCGTTACCTAGCTCCCTGATGTAATCCCGGATAGGGAGCTTTTTTAATTGCTCAGTGCAGAATCGACCCATGCGCGAGGGCATTGCGCCCTTAGAGACCACCAAGTCTGGCATTCCTCCAGGGTATTTCTTGCTGACAACCCTATGGAGCCGGTCGCCAAGCAACGGCTTAACGGTGTCTTCTATGTATTGGTAGAGTACGGGATGCTCCCACCCAGTATCAGCCCAGACATAATGAACGTCGTTGCTTTCCTCGAACCCGTTTTCTCGAAGCCATAAAGCCATAGCAATCGAGTCCTTGCCCCCACTCACAGAGCAAACAATCGGCCTACCTGAATCTTTGATTTCTTGGATGTTCATCCCAGACCCCTGCCCGATTTAGTTCTGACGCAATGCGTCTATTGATATCACGCCTCTTAGAGCTGGCGGAAAACACGCACCAGCCCAAGAAGCTGACAGCTATCGATAAAGAAATTCCTAAAAGCATAATCCCCTCCCGCTTTTAAGTTTACCTTAAACCCCGCTAGGCGCGGCTAAATATTCCGCCGAGAAACTTCCGGCCCGCCGCAGCGGGTTGAAGTCTTTCCTCTACAGCGCTTATGGTTCGAAAAGCTTGGCGCAGCTCCCCAACGGCTTGCGCATAAATCTCTCCGATTTCTTTATCGAGGTCACTGTCCTCAACCAACACCCTGCTGCTGTGCTCCCCTGCTTGTTCAGCAGAAGCAACAACAACAGCGTTTAAGGTCTTCATGATATGGCGGCAATGATTAAGCTCACCCTTTCTAAGCTTACTCATTGCCGCGCCTCCAGTAGCATCCTTAATGCGTCACGGTCCACGTCAGAAATGTGTCCGTGTGCCTCTGCCTCTTTTTCATGGGCATCGCGCCGCCTCTGCTCATTTGTTTTTTCGTAGTCGTGCCCTACGTAGTGGGACACTCCCGGAATTTTTGCCAGCGCCTCCGGGTTACTCATGAACCAGGAATAAATCGCAACAACGACAGTTAAGCCAATCGCGAAAACTAAGCTGTAGTTTGTGCTGGGTTGCTCTTCTCTTAATCTTACGTCTCTCATTGGGTTAGCTCCTTCCAATTGTTTACCAGTTGTTTCCGCCGCCAGAATTGCCCTGCTGCCCGTCGTCCTCGGGGGCCAAGCTCAAAATATAATCAGGGTGCGCGTCCGACTCTTTTCGGTCGTTCTCTTGCATCACGATGCGGCGACCGCCAAGCATTACACCAAGCACGCCTTCAAGCTGGCCCGTTAGTACGCCCTGCTTTTTTCCCTTCCAAAGTGCTGCAAGTTTTTCCCAACGTTGTTTTTGTTCTGCCATGTTTTTTTCTCCAAAAGTGTGGGGCCGTTTCCGACCCCGTGTTGTTATTTATTATTTAATTAAAGCGGCTCGTTTTTCGTAACTCTCCAGGTGCCGAAGGGCGTGCTCTCGCTTCATTCCCATAAACACTATGGTTATAATGTCGATTCGAGGGAAAAAGTTTTGAACTCGCTGAAGTCTTTTAAATTCGCAATCAGTTAATTTCATGGGTTAGCTCCTTGTCTGTTGAATACCTGTTGACACTAGCATCAACATGATGGTAACGTCAAGTTATCAGCTAACCCATAGGAGAAAAAAAATGGAAGTTGTTAAGACAGATGAACAAGCGGCACGGCTAGAGTATTGGTCACGCCGTAATTGTATTGGCTCTAGTGATATTAAAAGCATTGTAGGGACGTGTACTTTTCGCGGGCCTCACGATGTCCAGATGTCCAAGAAGGGCGAAGAGAAGGACATTGCAAGCACCTATATGGAAGTGGGTCTTCTGATGGAAGAAGCCCTTGGCAAGATGGTGCATCGAAAGTTACAGCAGCACGGTATTGACGTGGTGCTTAAGCCAGGAAAGACGTACACTGAAGAGATTGACGGTGTTCGATTTCGCGACACGCCTGACTTTATTGCGGTCGAATCAAATCGGCACAGTAAACCGCTATACTGCATTGAGACAAAGCTAGGCTACCGGGCAGACCGCGAGCTATACGGCGACGAGTGGAGCGATGATGTGCATCCTGGTTACCGTGATCAGTGCATTTGGCACTGCGGCATGACGAAATCTCCAGCCTGCATTCTGGCTGTCCACTTTAGCAGCACCGACTTCCCTGAGATTTATGTGGTGAATGCCGACCCCGAGCGGTTCGATTACTTGGTGAAGTCCGGCATCGAGTTTTGGAAGCGGTACGTTGATGGCGACGAGATGCCGTCGTCGGACCCAACCAATGGGTGCCGTAAGAATCTTGCTCGTTTGGCGCAGGCCCATCATCAGATGATTGATTGTACCGATGGGCAGGTTGAGCTGGCGAAAGAGTTGAAGAGACTCGGGCCACAAATCAAGGAATTAACTAAGCGCAAAAAGGAGATTGAAAACTCCTTTATTGAGGATATCGGTGAGTATCGCGGGATAGACTTTTGCGACGGCGCGAAGTTTACATTCGGAGCAGACAAGAACGGCAAGCGCCGAGTTAGCGCCAGCTTTAAGAATTTGGAGGATTGAGATGAGTGATTTAGTAGAAGCGGTAGAGTTGGCAATGGTCAACAATGACTTACAGAAGCTTGACCCAAACTCACGCCTAGCTTTCTTGAAAAAGCTTTGTGAGTCGATGGGGCTTAACCCTATGACGCAGCCTTTTCAATATATCAGGTTGAATGGTCGCCTCACCCTTTATGCAACGAAGGGGTGCGCTGACCAATTGCGGAAGATTAATGGTATCTCAATCGAGATTCTTCAGAATGAGCTGGTTGACGGTGCAATCATGGTTCACGTTCGGGGCACAACGCCAGATGGTAGAACTGACGAAGACATCGCGGTTGTGCATAAGCGCAAGGGTGTCGAGGGTGCTAATGATTACATGAAGGCCATCACCAAGGCGAAGCGGCGGCTTACTCTTTCTATTTGCGGCTTGGGCATGCTCGATGAAAGCGAGCTGGAGACAATCCCAAGAAAAGCATTTGATAAGCCGGAAGCGCCGGCAGAAGTCAAAGCTGTCTTGATGCCGCCAAAGAAAGAGGAAAAGCCCAAGGCCAAGCCTAAGAAAAAGAAGGCCCGCACGCCTGCGGCAAACAAGAAAAGTTTTGTAGGTGCGGCAAAGGCTTTTGCAAAGTATGATTTAACTGAAGAGCGGCTTCTTGCTTTCCTCGGTATCGAGGCCCCCGTGCAATTTGATGAGTCACTGGAAGAAAGACTGCGCGAGGCTTATCCGGTAGTTGCACGCGGTCAGTACCCCAAGGGTTTGGAGCCTGCTATGGTTACTTGCTCCGCTGAGGTCCCAGCGCCCCCCGGCCAGGACATGGCAGGAGTTGAGTGATGCTTGGATGGGCGCTCTGGTTTGCTAACAACGGTTGGCCGATATTCCCTGCGCATGGGATTATCGACGGCGCATGTACATGCCGCCGTGGACCGGAGTGTTCATCTTCTGGCAAACATCCAGATACTCGGCGAGGGTGGAAAGATGCGAGCCTTGACCCAGAACAAATTAAGGCATGGTGTGCACGCAATGCGCACCTCAACCTTGCCCTTGCCTGTGGGAACATCACAGTGCTCGACATAGACGGCGAGAAAGGCCGCCAGAGCCTCGAAAGCCTTCTGGATAAAGATAGGGCTGCATATCTCAGAACGACGCCCAGAGCCCGCACAGGAGGCGGTGGGTGGCATCTGTTTTTCCAAGGCGTGGACGTGAAAAACTTGGTAGGTATGAAACCAGGTCTTGATATTAGAAGCCGGGGCGGGCACGTTATTCTCCCGCCGTCGATGCACATATCAGGCAAGCGATACGCCTTTGACCGCTGCCCTACTAAGTACAAATTGCAGAAGTTTCCGAAGTGGCTGCTTAAGATTGCTAAGGATGACAAGCCGCGCATTCAGACAGTCGCATCATCAAGCGCCGAGCCGGTAGATATCGATAACATCCCGGCGATTCCAGAATACCGCAACAACACGCTAACATCTCTATGCGGTAAGCTCTTTAAGCGAGGGCACACAGTCGAAGAAGTTTCGGCCATCTTATTGGCCATTAACAACAACAAATGCCAGCCGCCTTTAGGCACGGCAGAAGTGGAACGAATCGTTTGGTCCGTTTCGCGGTATCATTAGGAGCTAACAATGAGCAGAACTGACAGACACAATGAAATGAATCCCGACATGAGATCTTTTGGATCCAAGGGAACAAGTTCTATTAACCCGCATGATGAAGCAGACCGGAAGTATCAAGATGAGCAGGATGAAATTCGCAGCAATGCAGATGAGCCCGATTATGACAATGATAGCGAAGATGAAGATGATGACGACATGACTGAAGACGACATGCACGCTTCGATGTGGCAACCGGGAGAGTAGTTAAAGAAAAAGGGGCCAAGGTTTTAACGCCTTGGCCCCTTCGAGCTAACCCAACCGCACCAAGACGATGCTGAAGGACAGTAATACTTTACCACTCGATTGATGGGGGTGTCAATGTCCGACGAACATCGTG